GTCTTCGATGGCAGAGTCACACTCAGGTACTAATGAGACTTCTCTGTACCTACGAATGAGTTCTGCCTCATTCCTAATGTTACCATCAAAATCTACAAAAGACCCATAGGCACCACCAGTGATAAAACCGCCTGGTTGTGTCTGTATGACAGGTGTTCCGTCATCGTCTACAGGTGGAACAAACGAAGGCCCTTTGACCTCCGTTGTTCTTAACTCGTCTCTTTTACGAGTAATTTCAAACCCAAATAATTCCATACTGATATTTATAACACCCCAAAAGAGATGTTATTCACTTTTTAGACTACTCTTTCCCAGTGAGAGAATTCAAAATCAACTGTAAACTCTTCTAATGCATCTACTGTTTCATAAGAAAGTTCGATTGCACCAATTGAAGTTGGGAACATGTTGAAGAACTCATATCTCGCTAGGACTGAATCGTCTTTGTTTAATTGTTCTACGTATGCACGTGATAATAAGTAATCAGTGTCTGTTGCACCTTCACCACTATCTAATGCTTGAATTTCTGTTTGCCATGCTTCAAGAGCAGTTCTTGCAGAGAATTCAACGTCATTGATGATAGTAACACTCCATGGTTCGAAGGTTCTATCTCCAGCAAGTTTCAGAATGTGACCTCTAAAGTTTACAGGTACTACTCCGATTGTTGCAGGTGGTATTTGTGCAGCTTTACACAGGAATTCTATCTTATTACCTGCACGAGGTAAGAACACTCTAAATCGGTTAGCACGTGGGCCACCTCCGATTAATTGTGCTTTAAATTGGTCTATAGTTGCCATTTATTTCTCCCTTAAACTGCACTGTATACTTCTTCAAACTGTACACCACTTCTTGTGGCAACAAAGTTTAAAGTTACAAAGTTAATAGACTTAGCAGGTTTCACAAAGATTGAACAAACAAATTCGTTTCTATCAATCACTGAATCAGTGTTGTTTGTTTCGTCACAAACTACTGAGTAATCTACTAGTCCTCTTCTATTCTTCACGTCTCTTAAGAAAGGTTCTACTGCACTTCTAAATTGTGCTCTTGTGAATGCATCGTTGAATTCAAAGAGTTGTGCTTTAGCAGCAGTTGAAATTGCTTTCTCAAGTACAATGAATAATCTTCTGACGTTAATTCTGTCAAATGCACTTGTTGATGTTAATCCAGTTTTGTCACCAAATAACACTGTACCTTGGCCAGGGAATGTAACCACAGGGTTAACTCTTGCACGGTATAGGTCATCTCTTGATGATTGTTTTGGATTATGAGCAAGTTTTGTGATTCCTAGATACTGTCCTCTTGAGAAACCTGCAGGTGAGAACCATGGGTCTCTAAGAAGGTCTGATCTTGACATAATACCTGCAGTATGGGGGTTTGCAGGAATCCATACGTATCTATCGTTGAATCTATCGTACTGATACACCCATGTTGAGTCAAACACAACATAAGATGATGAACTTGCAGTATTTATTGTTTCTACAACGTTAGTATTTCTATTAGACTCTGAAGTTGGTGCAAAGTGATTTGTTTCACCATTTGCAGTTCCGATGCAGTCCTTTCTTAAAGGTGATGCAACTAACATACAATCTTTTCTGTTTTCACATACTAAGATACCTTGGTTGACAATTGATGTCCAATCTGCAAGTGTGTCACCTGCAACTGAACCCATAATCAAGAATGAGATGTCTACTGACTCTGAATCCTCAAAGTGGTCTTGCCATGCACCATATTTTTCTCCAGCAGTCATTGCATTACCATCTGAACCAGCACTCAATGATGAGTTTTCAGGTGTTGAAGGTCTTAAGAATGCAGTTGTTGCTGAAACTAAGTGTGTTCTATGTTCGTTAGCGGTTGTGACCATTGCAGTTGAATGACCTGTCCACCATACCCATTGAGACAATCTTTCGATTACATCTCTATAGTAATTTGAGTTACCGTTTGAATCTTTTGAATCCGATGCGAGAGATACAAAACCATATGTTTCTAAAACTGTGTGTGCAGTTCCTGAAATGCTTCCATCTTCGTCTACTACGACTACATGAATCTCGTCATCTGAACCACCTGCTGCGAGGGCAGATGCAGATTTGCCTGGAGCTTTGTTGAATAATCTGTAGAACTCCCAATATCTGTCAACAGATGTTAAAGCAGGTACTGTCTCTGTTAGACCTGTCCCTGCAGGTTGATTTAATGCTTCGACAACAACTGTGTCTGCATCTGTATCAACTGAAGTTACTCTATAACTAGTATTATGGTTTGCGAACTTAATGATATCTCTGACTGTAAACCCATCGGCTGAAGTCATTGAAATTATAGTTTGACCTGAAACCTCTTCTGAGGAAACAGTTGTCACATCTTCATTTAAGTAAGCGTCTGAACTAGCACATGCTGAAACTTTAAGTGAATTACCTAAAGCACCAGCATATCTTGCTGCCCATTTACCGATTGTACCGTTTAGAGAACCATCTCTTGCAATATCTTGGTAATTAGATTCATTTTTGATTAGTTGAGTCCCACCACTTTGGTTAGCGTTTAGTAAACCTGATTTGTTTACTCTCACTACTCGAAGTGACGAACCATATCTTAGGAACGATTCTGCTGAATAAAAGTCTTCAGCTCCAGCGTCACTATTTTCAGGTTCGTAGAATGTATCGACTAAACTTTTCGCATCTGAAACTGTTACTACTTCATCAACAGGGCCCCATTGAAATGAACCAGCGAATGCACCTGTAGTAGATGAAACTGCTGGCACAACATTTGTAAGGTCTATCTCTGAGACCTGTACGCCTGGTGATACTTGAAATGCCATACTTTTTCTCCTGTTAATGTAAAAAGTTTTCTTACAGTTTTATTTATAAGTTTATTACTTTTAACATCGTTATTTAGTGTTCAATGAACCATCTATCTCCATTTGTATCTACAAAACTAGTAGATTCTTCCTCTTGGTGGAAGAAGCCTGGGGGTAAAAGGTCGTCCTCAATCATTTTTTGTTGTTCTGCATACAATAAATCTTTCACTGCACGGTCTGTAAGGTATGTGAACTGTTCTGTTGTCACAAACCAACTAAACAACACTAGATTCATAACAGTGTCATCATTATATCCACGGTCTGCTTCATAACTGTTTCCTTTGATAACAAACGTCATCAATTCAGTTATAGTTGCACGGTCAACTACTGATAGTCTGTTCTCTTCTAATAATTCTTTGAGAGTAGAACAACCAACTCTTTTAATACGTCTGTTCATAGTTACACCTATATCAGACGCCTTTTGTAACCCTTGTGCAAACACATTTGGATACTCTATATCATAGTGTAATTGTGTTGCAACCATGGAACCTTCTGCATTATTTTCAATAATAACTAATGCTTCGTTGTAAGGTCTAACGTATTTATTAATTATGTCAGGTAACAACATACTTGATATCATATTGTCCCTATAACATAGCACTTGTCTAAATGGTTTGACTGATACGTCTATAACAGTGAACGTTGAATAGTCTAATCCACGTCCTGAGGACACGTCTACGGTGCATACATAGTTGTGGTCAGGTTGGGGTAGTTCATAGACAGAAACACCGTCACGACCCCACTCACAGTCCACAGCACGCAT